AATTTGTTTATGACAGGAACATATTGTTTTATAATCCTAGATTTGATACCAGTATCTTTCAATAAAATTTGTGCTGTATTATATATAGATGCCTTACGTCTTAAATCTGTCTTACGAACATTAATTTCTTCCAGATTTTCTTCTAGCTCTTTCAGTCTTAGTTTTGCTTTGCCATCTTCTCCAGCTTCAACTTGAATCTCATCCAACTCAGCTTGTAGGCTTTCAATGATCTCTTCAATCGCTGACGCAGTGCTTCCCTTATTTGAAGCGGTTCTGGATAACTCATCTGCTTCATCTTTGAGAGCTCTAAGCTCCTCTGCTCTCGCTGAGCTCTTAGTAATTTCCTGTTCGAGCTGCTTAAGGCCGCTCTTTGTTTCGGAGATAGACGTATTAGAACTTTCGATTTGTTGTTGTTTGAACTCATGTTCGATCTCCTGTCCACAAGTATCACAATGATCGTTCTCTTCATAGAACTTCAATTGCTTCTTGAGCTTTATTAGTTTACTTTCTATTTGGTTTTCTAAAGCAAGGTACTGTTGTATCTTAACTGAAACATTCTCTAAAGGATTAGCTTGTTCTGCTAATAACTTCGCCTGCTCTAAAAGAGCATCTTGTTCGTCTACAAGATTTTCTACTTCTACTGTCTTCTCATTTATCTGATTCTGGATCTTGAGGATGACTTCTTCTTGATCTTGGTTTACTTTATCAATGTACTCCTGTTGTACTTCGATCTTCTCATTGATTAGATTTACTTCATACTCTATTTGTGATAAGTCTTTATTGTTCTCTGATAACTTATCTTTTAGTATACCAGCCATGACACTGAATATCTGAATGTCCAACAAATCTTCAATCACTGTTCTTCTGTCTGCAGTCGATAGTTGCATGAACGGAACGAAGTTACGTGAACCAAGAACAACAATCTGTGTAAAAGATTTGTAGTTCATCTTAAGTATTTGTTGCTCTAGTATCTTCTGATAGTCTTTTGTATGTGCTTCTTGGTTAAGTAGTTCTCCATTCTGATACACCTCAAACTTTCTTGGTGCGTGGCCTCTTCCTACTTTGTAATGATTGCCACCTACCTTGAACTCAACTTCTACATACAAATGTTTCTTATTGATACTGTTTACAAGTTGAGGATTGTTTACCTTTCTAAAAGGTTTCATGTATAGAGCATAAGACAATGCATCTAAGAATGTAGACTTACCTGCTCCATTCTCTCCAATGACTAATGTATCTTTATGTTTGTTAAGGTCTATCTCTGTCCAGCTATTACCATACGACAGAAAGTTTTTGAATCTAATCTTCTCAAATGTAATCATAATATATTAGTTGCTAATGCTTAATGCTTCGTCATATAAACTTCTTAGTAATTGTTGTAGATCAACTCTATCATTCTTTATCTCTAAGTTGTCTACGTATGTGTTAAGTATTGTAAGAGTATCTTCTGCTTCATCTATAATGTCTTCATCATCTTCCATATCTAAATGTAAATGATCTTGTACTACTTGTATGTTTAATGGATCAACTTTCTCTAGCTTCTCTATAAACATATCAAATAGAGTAGGATTATCTTTAGTCTTTATAATAACCTTTATACTCTTACTATTGTAATCATCAAAGTTCTTTGTCTGTTCTAGCAGACCAGCCATATCTAAATCTGTATCATCGTACCATACTTTATGGAATAGAGTATGAGGATTAGGTACAAACTCTAATGTTCTTGTTAAAGTATCGAGTATATGGAATCCTTTTGTATCGTCATAGTCACTCCAAGTCATCTCATAAGGACAACCAAGATAGTTTACATTACCAGTTGTACTCTTATGATGATAGTGTCCACTACATACTAGATCAAACTTCTTTAACCAATGATCTGATATACCATGATCGATGAACCCACCTTTGTACATTTGATAACCTGATAGTTCTAAATGACCTAATAGGATCTGAGCAGAAGTCTTATCAGCCATAACAAATGTTTCTTCTTCATTGTCTTGACAGATCCATGGTACTAACATAATCTCTGTACCATCTATCTCAATAACTTCAGGTCTAGTATAAGTTGTAATGTTTGTGTACTCCTCCATTAAGAGGTCTACACTATTGACTTCTAAAGTATTCTTATATACAGAGTCATGGTTTCCGACGATACAGTGCATCTTGATTCCGTTGTCATGGAGCGGTTGGAAGAACATTTCTCTTGCTCGTTTGAGTGACGTGAAAGATATATATTTTCTACGATCGAAAGTATCACCAAGATCAATAACAGTGTCAATACCCCTGCGTTTGATTTCAGGAAAGAATACATTGTCATAAAATTTTTGGAAGTGGTCGTGTACTCTTTTTGAATCATTTCTTGCTCCGAAGTGTTGGTCTGTTATTAAAGCTATCTTCATTTATCATCCTCAACAAAGTTCTCTAAACCTTTTTTCTTTTTCCTTGCTTGCTTCTTCTCTTCTTCTTTAGCTTCAAAGTTAGCAACAAAGTCATTCATGTAAGGAGTATCTAAGTTGATATAAGCTCCTTGATCACCTTGCTCTTTGTTACCATCAGTAGTTGCAAGCTCATCAAATATAACACTCCTCTCTAATGATTTGTGTTTGATGTATAGTTGTTTCTTTTCTCTTTGAATTCTTCTAAGGAATGCATAATATATAATTTGAGTAAAGTATGCAAATGGATTAGTAGACTTCTCAGGATTGAAGTTACCAATATAGTTGATACAATTCTCAATACCATCACTTATCATTTCATCTCTATAAGTATAGTTGATGAAGTTTGGTTTAGTAGATAGTCTTGTTGAGATTTTCAATAGACATTCTCCAATATATTCAGGTATTCTTGGAGGTGTAGAATCTGACTCTTCAGCTTCCTTAACACCGTTTAAGTATTCGACCATCTCTGCGTATAGTCTTTTGTTATCTACATAATGTTCTGACTTAGCTCTTGGCATTAGTGTATAGTAGTATTAGCAACATCTGGTTGTATATCAACTTCTAGTTCAAAATTTTCATCTTGATGTTGTAACGCTTTCTCTCCTAGTTGTTTTAAAAGTTCTTCTATCTTAGGACTCTTAAAGTTAATAAAGTCACCTCTATCGCGGGTAAACTTGAGGTAGTGTTCTATTGCATTGTCCTCTATTCCGTATTTTAAGGCAACGATATTTTTACGATCCACCAGGATTTCATTCTCTTTTGTAAACATTAACCAATGTGAAACAGATAAAACTGGACCTGCCAATGTGTTTTGTTTATGAACTAATACTGGATTAATTAATTTTACATGAAGTGGGTTAGAGGATTTTTCAACAATAGCTAACAGCTCTTCACCTGACATTAACTTTACTGTTGCTATGTTATCTTTTAATGTCATTCCTTTAACGCTACCTTATAAATTTTATACTTAAACTTTTCTTCATTGTACATTTTTATTCTTTCAGCAAAATGTTGAAGAGTAAAGTTAAGTTTACTTTTCCATTGTAGATTATCTGCTATGTCAAAAAGAGTTGCACTCTCTTTGTTCTCACCTTTTCTTAATCCTCTACCTATACTTTGTAACACTCTTATTCTTGACTTACTTGGAGAAGAGAATATTATGTTATGTAATCTCTTAATGTTTACTCCAGTACTAAATGTTCCAAAGCTAGCAACAATGATTGCATTATCATGTTGCTCTACTAATGCTCTTATTTCTTCTCTAGCAGTTCCATCTACTTCACCTGATACAAAAAATACTGAACGATCTTTTTCTACAGAGTTGTCAATAGCATTTTTAATTTCTAAGTACAAAGGCTTACCATGCTTCTCAACAAATTGATATAACATCAATGTATTACCTTGTAGACTTATTGCTAAATTTTTTAAGAACCTATTTCTAGCTTCGTTCCTTACTAAAAAATCTACTTCGTCTTGGTATTTATCTTTTGAATGAATCTTTTTTATTTCATCAGGGTACTGTAACTCTAAACACTTGACATTAAATTCTGCTAATGTGCCTTTCTTAATTAGTTCATCAGTAGTAGTTACTTTTTCTACAGGACCAAACAATCCTTCTAACACTAATTTATGTGTTGTAGTACCATCCAATGTTCCTGTAAATCCAAATTTATATTCTGTACTTACAGTCTTAGTCATAATTGAAGTCAAACTTTTACTCTTAAATAAATGAGCTTCGTCTCCAATAACTAAATCAAATTGTTCAAACCACTTCTTAGGCATCCTATGAATAGATTGCCATGTACTAATTGTAAGTAAGTTATCTGTCTCTTTATCTACACCTGCTGTTATACAATGCGGCTCGGCTTGATAACCATATGACTTAAAGTCTCCAGCCATTTGTTGTACTAATGATATAGTTGGAACAATAATTAAGGTTCTCTTTCTTAGGTATGATGCTATAAGATATATGATAAGAGATTTACCACTAGCTGTTGGTGATAACATTAGTGATCTTTTCTTTTTCATTGCATGAGCAAATGCATCTAGTTGATAGTCTCTAACTTCAAAAGGCAAATGCAGTTTCTTGATATGGTCTTTAGCTTCTGCTAAACTAAATTCTTGATCAGCATAAGCTGGATCAACTACTAAGTTGTAATCTCTTTCATTGCAAAACTTTTGTACGTGATGTAGTAATCCAGAATAGATTCTTTTTGTTTGAGGATTGAATAGTCTTATCTTACCGTCCCAAAACTTATTTCTAACTGCAGGCATAAATTGCATACCAGGAACAGTAAACGTAAAGTAGTCTTGTAGTTCCCAGCAGGAGCCACCATCACAATCTACTTCCATATAAACTTCGTTTACTTTTTTAACTATTAAGGTTTCCATATTGTAATAGCTCTACAAGGTGGATCATTGTCATACCTAGTACTTACATGCGTATCAAACTTATATCCTAAACTTGATATCATTTTTGATAAATCTTCGTATTGATCATCACCTAAAATATCTTCAATAATATAACATTTTTCAAACTTATTTCTTAAATTATAGAACGTTGCTATCTGTGAAGCAGCTGAATGTTCTCCGTCATCTATGATTATATCATAACTTGTTTTAAAATATTGCTCACGATAATGAGAATATATTTGTCTTTTTGTACTATCAGCAAAAAGAATATTTACATTCTTACTAAATGAGCTAGTTACTAAACCACTATGCTGGTGGATATCCATACCAAGAATTCTAGCTTTAGGAAAAAGCTCACTCAAAGCTCTAACACTAGCTCCAAACAATATACCTATTTCAACTATCTTAAATGAAGATTCCTTATCAAAATCTTTAAATGCATCTTCATACACAGTACCGTATCCATGTTGTTCTTTATCACTACCATGTGATGTGAATACGTCATCAAATTCTTGTGCACTATACATTAGATACCTACTTTAAACTTTTCCCATTGGATTGCTGCGTTGATATTGAATCCTCTATTGTTTAATGATTTAATGATAGCTTCTAAGAAGTCTACCTTTTCTTTTTGATATGCAACTTTAAGATTATTGTCTATCCAATTCTGGTCAGCATCAATATGAATACCTAAGTCTGCTTTTAGTATTCTTTGATTGACTTGATCCCAACCTCTTTCTTTCAGTTCTTCGTAATCAAAGTTTCCTTGATAGTATTCCCATAAGTCTTTCCACAATTGTTTAGACTCCTGTTCTAACTTCTTAAGTAGCAATCTCTCTGTAGAGAATATTTTAAAGTACTTAGAATGTAGTTGAGGAATCCTACTAGCTTCATTTGCTAGTTCGGTTCTATCAACTGGAGCGTCCTTGCTCCACAGTTCCTGTATTTGTTCTAGCGTCATATTTTTTCTCAAAGTATAATCTAATAGTAGCCTTTCTCCATACTGCTACGAAGAATAAAGTTATCGTAGATGATATTGTAATCTGAAACGAATTAAAAGACAACAGGTCAAGCGTAACATACACTACCAAATAGTTTAGTGGAAACATTATTGCTGTACCTATTACTGTATCAGTTATTGCTTCCTTAATGGCTCTTCGCTTTCTCTGATTCAATTATATATTAATTAATTTTAAAACTTCTATACTTAAATGTCGCTGTACATTCAATGTAATCAACGTCGGCAGCTTGTGTTGTGAATGGTAAGTCTGAAAGTGATGAACAATACACATCTTTGAATGCAATTTCTTTATTAGGATTCATTGCACTGTTAAGTATAGTTAAAGTAGCATCACTAAAGACTCTATCATCACTACCTGGACTCTGTTCGTTTGCCCAAGCTGTGCTGTTCTCAAAATCTTCAACACGCGTCATTGATAAGATCCAATTGTATAACTCTTTATAGTTATTCAAATCTTCATCGACCCTAAATGTTATAACTAGATCACCATAGGTAACTAAGTCACCTGGATACTTTAACCTATTACTCAAAGGTGTTGGTATTTGTATT